ATCAGCGAGCCATTTGATAGAAAGGTTCTACGTCAAGACGTAGACATATTCCTAGATGCTGACGGTAAATTGCAAGATTTACAAGATCGTTTGGTGTTCCAAGAAGCTGTAGTAGAGATCCTAGAAAGAACACTTAAAGAAATAAATCAGCGGACCTATACTATTAGGAATATGCAAGATATGCTGAAACTTGAAGCCGGAATGTGATATCTATCTCCGTAGAATAAACTCTGCTTGGTCCAGGGTCGAGGCAGACCCTGGCATAATTCGCGAGCTATCAGAGAAATATACATTCGAAGTCCCTGGCGCCAAATTCATGCCTGCTTTTAGGAAGCGGCATTGGGACGGCAAGATCCGTCTGATCAAAGCTGGAACCAACAAGATATATTCTGGTCTCTGTCATTCAATCGAAGACTACGCCAAAGAGAACGGTTACTCGTTCGATACTGACCTAGACTTCACTCAAAAGATTACAGATCTTCCGTTCAATAAATGGTATTCTGGTGACAAAGAAATAACACCAAAAGATCACCAGATCAAAGCCATCTACAATTCTGTAAAGTATAAACGCGCCATCTTCCTCTCGCCAACAGCTTCTGGTAAGTCTCTAATCATCTACACAATCGCTCGTACTATTCTCTCTAAAACAAAAGGCAAGATCCTAGTTCTGGTCCCAACAACTTCTCTTGTAGAACAATTGTACTCCGACTTCCAAGACTATGCAGGAAAAGATTGGGATGCGGTCAAGCATACAACAAGAATATATTCCGGTATGCCAAGAGAAAATAAACGAATTGTTATCTCTACTTGGCAGTCATTATATGACTTACCACCTCAAGCATTCGACGACTTTGACGCTGTAATCGGAGACGAATGTCATTTGTACAAGTCTAAAGAAATCTCTGGATTGCTGGAGAAGATGAGCAAAGCAGAGTATCGATACGGGTTCACCGGAACTCTAGACGGAACAGAAACCAACAAGCTGATCCTCGAAGGGCTATTCGGAAAAGTGATTCAGGTCGCAACAACATCCCAATTAGTCAAAGAAAAACATCTTGCCGAATTCAAGATCAAATGTCTAATCATCGATCACACACAAGAAGATAGACTGAAGAACAAAGACAACAAGTTCGAAGACGAAATACAGTTCATCATATCCAATAAGAACCGTAACCAGTTTATAGCAGATCTGGCAAAGGGAACTCGAGGAAACACTCTAGTATTATTCTCTAGAGTAGAAACCCATGGCCAAATCATATTCGATAAATTGAAAGCATCGACCGACAGAGAAGTATACTTCATTTATGGTGGGACAGAAACTGTAATTAGAGAGGATGTCCGTAAGAGAGTAGAAGAAGCAGAAAACGCTATCATCGTGGCATCTTCTCAGATCTTTTCAACGGGTATAAATATCAAGTCTCTTGCGAACATAATATTCGCATATCCTTCTAAGTCTAGAGTAAGAACTCTGCAGTCTATAGGTCGTGTATTAAGACTTTCCGAAAAGAAACAGTCGGCGAACATATATGATATATCAGACGACCTAACATACAAGGAAAAACCGAATTACACGTTCAATCATTTCGTAGAACGATTGAAGATCTACACGTCAGAAGATTTCGATTATACGATTAAGAAGATAAAATTGGAGAATATATATGGTGGAAATTCCCTCGAACTATGAACGCAACATTCCTTCTAACGTAGACGAAGCAATGGCAGAATTAGATAGAAGAATTATGATTACAGGTCAGCTGAACTTTGGTAAGGTGAACGCGAGGCTTTTGTTTAGAGAGTTACTGGAAGATTACACTAAAGGAATGGAAAAGAGAAGCGGTTCTATAATTACTCTATAGTAACTAAGTATTATATTATTTCGTTGGTACATACTTATTGTAACGTATTCGGAGATAAAAGTCAATTAACCCCAGGAAATAAACTGCTTTACTTTTCACCATCCATAAGGTATAATAAATGAGTAGGATAAAAAAGAAGGATCTATACAAAATGATTGGTGTGACTCCGGATACTTTAATTCAAGAAATCGATGCCATCGTTTATCGTCATAATATGAATTACATAGACGCAACGGTATATTTCTGTGAACAGAACGACCTAGACGTAGAATCAGTTGGGAAATTAATTCCCTCTTCTCTTCGATCAAAGATAGAAGATTCGGCTAGAAAATCCCGATTACTGAAGAAAGAATTCAACGACATCACTACTCTTCCCATTTAATATGTCAGAATTGAACGACCGAGCGTATACATATTATCGATACTTCTTGGCAATGAAACTGCACTTCAAAGACAAGAAGTTCAACTTCTTCTCTCATGATGGCAAGACCAGAGTTTCTGTTCAGACGTATAATGGCCGCAGAGATCGGTATTTCTTTGAACGATCAGCCAGCATATACAACACCCAGAAGTTCCTGGATAAGTGCCTGACTGAGATCAAGAAGAATCCCAACTTCTTCATTAAGGATCTGCTTACACCAGACAACGAGTCTCGTTATCTTAGACGCAAGGGGTTCTTAGAATCGTTCAAGAATTCATTTGACAAAGAGGTGTCAGAGATCACCAATCATTGTTTGAAGAACAGAATCAACAGACGCCAGCTTCTACAAGGCGACGAAGACACCAAACCTGTTCTATATTTGATGTTGAAGAAAGGTCTGGTTTCTGAAGAAACATACCTCTGTATTGACAGAGTATGCGACGTAAGCGAACGATTAGCAGTATTTAATCTAGATCCTCTGGTACATCAGACCAATTTCTTTATGGAGAAATACTATCCATTTGTAGTAAAGCATTTCCCGAAGAAGGATGAGACTCAAACAATCTTATCTAATTCGTTTGACTTATTGTCGCAATAGTAGTATAATAAATAGGTAGGAGTTATTATGGTTGAACATAATGAAGACGAAGACGATGATCTAGAAGGCGACCCGTCCGAAGAACAAGGCGAGGATCCTACTGGGAATAAACTTGCGTATGTTAAGTTTCATCCTGAAGACATAGATCAGATTTTCGATGCAGTGCATTCTGGTATTGATTTGTTGCATACTATTATGGCCAATCTGTACGAAGGCTACCAGAACAAGGTGATTGATTATGATGTGTTGAAAACTGAGGTGGACACAAAGAATGCTGAGTTGAACAAATACAAAGATCAATTACTAACAATATACTCACAATCAGCTGTTAAGCAAACAAAGAGAAAGAAGAAAGAATAATATGAATTTCAAAGATCTAAAGAAGTCAAGTAGCAAGAACATTGATAGCCTAATCAATGAACTAGAGAAGACAAAGTCGGGTGGAGCTAAGTACATCGACGATCGTTATTGGTCGATTCCGATGGATGAAAAGACTGGTAACGGAACTGCTCTTATTCGTTTCCTACCTGTAAGCGCAGGAGATAAGATTCCGTGGGTTTCGTTGTACTCTCATGGATTCCAGGGTCCTGGTGGTTGGTACATCGAGAATTCTCTGACGACTCTGGGCCAAGCGGATCCGGTATCAGAAGCCAATACTGAACTGTGGAATACTGGTATTGATGCCAACAAGGAAATTGTTCGCAAGCGCAAGCGCAAGCAACACTTTGTTTCAAACATCTTAGTTCTTTCTGATCCTAAGAATCCCCAGAACGAAGGTAAGGTTTTCTTGTTCAAGTATGGTAAGAAGTTGTTCTCTAAGATTCAAGAGAAGCTACAGCCTGAAGCTGAGTTTGGTGAAGCGCCTGTCGACGTGTTCGATTTCTGGAAGGGTGCTAATTTCCGTCTGAAGGTGAAGAAGGTAGAAGGGTATCCGAACTACGATTCTTCTTTGTTTGAAGCTCCTGGTCCTCTGTTCGACGGTGACGAAACCAAGCTAGAGAAATTGTGGAACACTCAGTATTCTCTAGAAGCCGAAGTCTCTCCTGAGAGATTCAAGTCTTATGATGAACTCAAGGCTCGGCTCAATAAGGTTCTTGGTAACAAGCCTGGGTCGGTCGCTGCTTCTGCCGCAATGCGAGAAGAAGCTCCTGCTGCTCGCCGCGAGGCTCCTGCTCCGAAATTGAGCGGCGAGAACGCGCCACCCTGGAAGGAAGAAACAACCGATGAGTTGGAAGACGAGGCATTATCGTACTTCAAAAACCTAGCAGACGAGTAAACTATATCTTGTTTGTTTTCAATGGGTTACAGGCTTCGGCTTGTAACCCATTCATTTTAAAGGGGATATAGTCTCTCTGAAAACTTGCCTTCCTTGAATCCATACGCTATAATAGTTGTATAAGGTTGATTGAGACAAAATGAACAATATGTTTACGTTTGATGAATTGCAATGCCCGTTTTGCAAAGAGCGGGATTTTGATGAACTTGGACTGAAGGTGCACTTGCTGCATGGGTGGTGCGACCAATTCAACGACGTGGACACGCTGGCGAGTAGTTTGCCAGAGCGCTAAGGAGAAAAATATGAAGTGGTTTGCGTATAGACAAAACAACTCTGGCGGTAGCTTTGTGGGTCCACGAAACGTGATGGTCCAGGCAACTTCGAGCCATATGGCGGACGCCTCTGCGGTTGAGTTCGGTGATGTTTATTTCGACGGGTGTGCTAATGAAGTAGACTGCCCATGCTGCGGCGATCGCTGGGAACGCTCATGGGTCGACGGCGAGGATCAGCCTATGGTTTACGGGGAAGCAGTATCGGCGGGTCCGGAGGTTCTATTAGTTTATGCCGATGGCCGCACCGAGGGAGGCCGCTAATATGAAGAGTATGGCTGTTGGACAAGAGTATCGGATTTCTGTCGGCGATCCAGCTGGTGTAAGCTGGGACGATCGTCCTGGAAAGATTCGGAATATTCGACAAGACACTTCTGGCGTGCCTATCTTTACTGTTGAATTAGAAGGCGGAGATCTGGTTCTTGCTAGAATCTTCGAATTGGTGTAATATGTCGTTTTCATATCTGATCGGAAAGACTATTGAAGAAGCCGGAAAAGAACTCTCGAGTTCCGGAATTCCGTGGAGGGTTAGTGCTCAAGACAATCGTCCTATGCTTCTGACGTGCGACTACAATTCCAGTCGTGTTAATCTACAAGTACAGAATGGAATTGTGAAGAACGTAGAATTGGGGTAGATATGTTTGATGATCTGAACAATGGAATTTTACTTGAATATGGTGTCGACGATCTTCGTCTTGGTATGAACGAAGCGGTGTGGCTTATCAAGGAGATGCATCTCGTTGATACGCTTATCGAGGAGATGATGTGCGATCTTGAGAACGAAGGTATCGGCAGGGAATATTACGATAGAACAGTTCGTTTTTCGGAAGTGTTCGATAAGTAAAAAAGTTTACGTGGCGCTTGACTTTAGGGCGCCAATGTAGTATAATAGTTGTATAAGGTAGTTTGATTAGTAAATTAGGAGAAAATATAATATGACAAAGTCTCAAAATGAAAAGATTGCTGCTGCGTTGGGTCGTGGTAGTTCGCTGACTGCAGCTCAGGCTCGTGCTCGTTTTGGTGTTCAGAATCTTCGTGCTCGTGTTTATGATCTGCGCGAGGAAGGTATGGATATCGTTACGACTATGAAGCAGCCTCGCGGCGGGAGCCAGCCAGTAGCGTTCTATTCACTAGGTCGTTAGTCTCTTGAATCGATAGATCGAAGCGCAACGACAATAAGACGCCAGATCGATCGAGACAAGAATATATGTTATAACTTATACTATAGATCGGACCCAAGAGCTCTTGGGTCCGTTTCAATTTAAGGTGTTATGTTCTCATACAACGAAGACAAGTCTCTAGAAAAGATTAAACAATACATCGAGTCCACCTATGGCGAACATTATGTGAACACTGATGGTGGAAAACATGTCCAGGTTCAGGATATTCTGATTGCAGCAGGTCATGCTGAGTCGTTCTACATCGGCAATGCTTTGAAGTATATTGCTAGATATGGCAAGAAATCCGGACGCAACGAAAAGGACTTGATGAAAGCTGTTCATTATATTACCCTGTTGATGGATTTAAGCAAGGAACAGAAATGAAACAATATTCCAACTCAGTAGATTTTCGTAATGATATGATGATGAAGCTCATGAAGGGTCCTTGTTATCTGATCTTTGAAAAGAAAGACGGTAGCATTCGTCATATGATGTGCACTTTGCACAATCAATTGATTCCTCAAGACACAGAACTGGATCCCACGGCAAGTAAAACTCAACGAAAGAAGTCTGATTCTTCTGTCGCTGTGTTTGACATTACTCTGAAGCAATGGAGATCTTTTAAATTAGATAACGTGAAGTTCTTCGAAGAACTAAATAAATTGGACAGCGGCATGAAACAATCGCTGAAGGAGAACGTCAATGCTTAAAATACTT